GAGTTAGTAGCTCTATTCAACAAGTTCGGTAAACAAGCTAAAAGACCTAAAAAAGCAAAGAAGTAATATGACTAAGAAAGTAATCACCTCCCCACAGGAAGCTCTCTTGAGAGGAGCAAAAGTACTGGAACAAGCAGTAGCATCTACACTCGGTCCTAAAGGCCGTACAGTTATTATCGAAGACCACCAAGGTAAAGCTCTCGTTACTAAGGATGGAGTGACAGTAGCACACAACATTACCTTAGAAGATCCTGTCGAGAACTTCGGTGCTATGCTGATTAAGCAAGCAGCTCAGATGACAGCCCGTAAAGCTGGTGACGGAACAACTACATCTACCATTATCGCTACAGCCTTAGCTACAGCTGCTTACGAAGAAGTTGCAGCAGGTAGACATGCTATCGACATTAAGCGCGAGATTGATACAGAGGTAGACCGTCTTATCACTCACCTTAATAGTATATCGACTTCTGTTACCCTGGAAGATATTCTTCCTATCGCGACTATCTCTGCTAACAACGACTCTGAAATCGGAGAACTTATCCACAAGGCTTACGAGTACGTGTCCTTACAAGGTTTGATAGCACTAGAAGAATCTAAGACTGGCAAGTCTCACATCACTCTTAACGAAGGTTACAAGTTCGATCGTGGCTTTGTGTCCCCATTCATGGTAACTGATAAGCGTAAGCAAGAAGCAATCTTTGAAGACCCTCTTATCTTTATTGCAGAGAAGAAACTTCGTACTCCTGAAGACGTGGAAACTGCTATGAGAGTAGCTCTTCAACGCAACCAGCCTCTGCTTATCATCGCAGACGAGATTGAGATTCAGGCTTTACAGATGATTCTGGCCAACGTATTAAGAGGAACAGTTAAGGTGTGCGCAGTTAAGTCTCCTTCTTATGGTCTTAACCGTAGCGAAGTACTTCGTGACATTGCAGCCCTTACTTCTTCCACAGTCCTTTCTGATAAGGAAGGTATGGACACCAACGTTATGCTAGCTGATTATCTTGGTACTGCTAAGAAGGTTATTATTACTGCTGATTCCACTACCATTATAGATGGTAAGTCTTCTCCTGAAGTTAAGACTCGTATAGAGATGATTGAGAACCAACTCTTGAAGGAATCCGTAGATGACTACACTACTACCCAACTGACTGGACGTCTAGCTGGTTTGACTGCTAAAGTTGCTGTCCTACACGTAGGTGCTGCCACTGAGTCAGAACTTGCTGAACGTAAGGCTCGTGTTGATGATGCTCTCCGCGCTACCCGCTCTGCTATTGTTAAAGGTTACGTATTAGGTGCGGGCAGAACTCTGTTTGATCTTGCTGCCATGAGCAAAAGCCCCGTACTGAAAACAGCTCTTATCCGTCCAATAGAGCGTCTAGCTGTGTCTGTCAATTTTGATTTCGATTCCCTTGTGTTGGAGATGACTAACGCACTTCCAGCTGAAGGCGGACTAAAATCATATCCTTACGGTCTAAATGCTAAGACTGGTAAGATTGAGAACCTAGCAGAGGCTAAGATCTTCGACCCTACTCTAGTTCTAGAACAAGCTATCATCAATGCTGCTTCTGCTGCTTCCATGATACTTCTATCATCTACTGTTGTACACAACGTAGACAGAACTCCCCCCTATAATCCTGGTTCATTAGATGATTTATCCGCCTAATCCAAGAGAATTTATTATTGAGGTGCCAAGCCTACATCCACTGTCGGTCGATTACCTCACTTTCTGGAGAGAGCAAAAACGCCGTTGTATTGAAGGACATTGGGTGGGTGGCTACTATATGCCGCCTGCCCTTTACTTTTATGTAAACTTCGGTACTATTAAGAAAAATGAAAAAGGTAGTAAGGTTAAATCCCTTGCTCGTCCTAACTTACGGGATTTGGAATGGTTATTCTTCCGTCACTATACAGAAGCTAAAGGCTTCTCAGGCTTTGAGGATGACCCTAACATATCTTGTTTCCGAGGACTGGTTGATCCTCTTTACCCAGAGTTTCTCTATCCCCCACACGTATATAGAAAAGATGGAACACTAAAGGACTATGAATCAGCCAGGACATACCTAGAGAGATTTCATCCACGCCATTATCAACTTCCTGTTTACGATAACGAGTGTAAGAATGTGATGATGTTAGGTTCTCGTAATATCGGTAAGTCATACATGGTAGGCGCAGGGTTGATTCCACACGAGTTCCTATTTAATGGAGCTACCAGGTACAACGAGGAGACCATACTTAAGCCACAAGTAGTAGAACTACTAGTAGGTTCGGCAGACTCCTCTAAGTCGAGAGACATTCTTAACAAGACCCAAGACTGCTTCGATTTCTTACCCGGTAAGATGGAAGCTGGTGGTAGACTTTATCCAGCGCCATTCGCCAAACGCACATCAGGTTCTTGGGCTGTCAACTCAGAAGTTGTAGCTGCTTACAAGAAGAAGATGGATGGTGGATGGGATAAGTCAGGTACGAAGTCTAAGATAATGCACAAGTCTTTTAACGCTAATCCTTTCGCTGCACAAGGCACTCGTCCTACACTATTAGTAGTAGAAGAATGTGGCCTGGTTGCAGAGCTTAAGGAGATCTACCAACACACACGTGACAATCTTCGTAACGACTCTATGCAGAAAACAGGCATCCTTATGATGCTCGGAACATCGGGTGACATGGAGAAAGGCTCTCTACCTGCGTCTGAGATGTTCTATCAGACAGAACAGTACGACATTCTAGCGATGGAAGACATCTACGAATTCCGTGGTAATATCGGTTTCTTCATACCGGGTTACCTGGCTATCGGGGAACTTAAAGACGCTAACGGCATATCTCTAATAGATCTAGCTACTAAGAAGATCGAAGCTGAGCGTGAGAAATACAAGGGCACAGACGCACTTACACGTATTATCCAGTACCACCCTCTCGTTCCTTCTGAGATGTTTCTTACAAAGTCTGCCACGATATTTCCTACTCCAGAGCTGCGTAATAGAATGACGTACGTACAGAATCATAAGATATACGAACTAGCTGAGAAGAAGGTAGATCTTTACTTTGATCCTAACTCTATATATAATGGTGTAACAGCGCACGTCAACCCGTCCTTAAAGGCTATATCTAAGTTTCCCTATAACGATGACGACAGAGAAGGCTGTGTCGTTCTGTATGAGTATCCACACCTAATAGATGATCGAGTTCCGGAAGGAGCTTACATTATCGGATGTGACCCGTATAAAGATGACTCACAGACAGGTACTTCCCTAGCCTCTATCTACGTAATGAAGACTAATAAGTACTTCTCTACGGTGGGACATAACGAGATAGTAGCCTCCTATATAGGACGTCCTTATCTAGGTAAGAACCAAGTGAACGAAACCTTACACAAACTTTCGATGTTTTACGGTAATGCTAAGATATACTTCGAGAACAACGTAGGTAACGTCAAAGACTACTTCGAGAAAGTAAGAAGATTAGACCTACTTGCTACTCAACCAGTAACAGTTTTCAATAAGAAAGCCACACATTTATCCTCCCCTTCACTTGTCTACGGATACCCTATGTCGAACGATAAGATTAAGTGGGAGGCTTTGCAGTATCTACGTACTTGGCTACTCGAAGTTCGAGAGTCATCTGACGGCAAGACGCTGCGTAACCTAGATATGATATGTGATCTAGGATTACTACAAGAATTGATTTCCTTTAATCTAGACGGTAACTTTGACAGAGTGATGTCACTACTAGGATGTATTATAGGTCTAGAAGAGACTACGAATATATCCAAACGAAGGGAGAGGCACGACCAATCTATGACCCCCTTACGCGAACAATTCAAGAAATTATTTATAAATAACTCCACAATATTCCATGCAGGATCTACCCAAACAGCGACTATCTTTCAAAAAGAAGTCGGAGGATGATTTTCAGTGGGCCAAAGACACAATAGACTCCCTTCTATCAAACACCTTATTCTCTCACGACCCAGCAGACGTATCCAATACTGACTACGAACGTATGATGTCTAACTATCAGTTATACAACAACGTAATCAATCAGAAAGACTTTGCTCGTGACTGTAACCCACTAGGTATAGATGTAGGTCAGGTTCAGGACATAATTCGCCCCTACAATAAAACTTACAACAAAATTCAGGTATTACTCGGTGATGAGCTACTTCGCCCATTCAACTACAAGGTAGTGCTAGCTAACTCAGAAGGTGTCCAGTCTAAGATGGCGCACCGGGATTCCCTTCTTCGCTCTTATATCTATTCCGAGATACAGAATACGATTTCCTCTATCTCTCCCATGTACGAACCAGAGTTACTAGAGGAAGGTACTAAACACATAATGCCCCCAGAAGAGATAGAACGTTACATGTCCACTAAGTACATGGATGCCAGAGAGATTTTAGCCAATAAGATTCTCAACTATCTTACTAAGAAACTTTCACTTAAAGAGCTTAAGAACGAGGGATTCAAACATGCCCTCATCTCCTCTATAGAGGCAGTATACATCTCTATGGAGAATAATGAACCAAGGGTAGAGATACTTAATCCTCTTAATCTATTCTTCCACAAATCCCCAGAGACCAAGTACATACAAGATTCTATGTATGCTGGTTACCGCTCTTACATGACTACAGGTGAGGTTCTAGATCTATATTCGCCCTACCTTAATCAGGAACAAATACGTCAGATAGAAGAAGAGAAAGGTGGATCTACACTTCGTACTGTCCTTCCTAAGAACAACGCCACATACGGTCACCGTCCTTATGAGACTAATGGCGTATTCGGTTCAGGCGCTAATTCTCCTTATCACGTAGTAGAGCATGTTGAATGGGTATCACAGAAGAAAGTAGGATTTCTTACTTACACTACTGAGGATGGGCCACAGGAAACAATCGTCTCCGAGGACTTCATTGTACCTAAAGATGTGACTATAACTACTGTTATAAAGGACTATGGTAAGAAGTGCAAGTACTATACTTGGCAAGATCTTACTACTTCGTATTCCTTAGAATGGAGTTGGATACCAGAAGTATGGCAAGGTGTTCGTATTAATCACGACATCTACTGTCAGATAGGTATGGTGCCACACCAGTTCAGATCTATGGATAATCCTTTCGAGGTTAAACTGTCTTATCATGGTGTAGTGTACAATGCTACCAACGCAGCACCTACCTCCCTAATGGATAGGATGAAGCCGTTTCAATATCTTTACCTAATAGTAATGCACCGCCTTAAGAAGTTGATTGCTCAGGATAAGGGTAAGGTATACAACCTAGACGTATCTATGATAGACCCTGATCTAGGTTTAGAGAAGACTTTATATTACATCAACGATCTTAACCTGAATATCTACAACTCTTTACAGAATGCAGAT